GGAACGTAAGCACGGCAGGACTGACAACATCGATTTTAATTGGCACTGGAACAACTCAAAATCTTCCACTCACTCTTACTTCACCAACAGGAATTGATTTTAATGCATCTGGAACCAAGATGTATATTAGTGATCTAGCTCGTGATGTGGTTGCAAGATTTGACTTACTGACTGCTTGGGATATAAGCACTGCAGTATTCTACGATAATGTTTATGTTGGGTTCCAAGAAATTAATGTAAGTGGAATATTCTATCAAGAAGATCAATCAAAAGCATACCTTGTAGGTTCTACTAATGACACTGTTTTTCAGTATAACACTGATGCTCCTTCATTAGAACTTGCTTCTTCTGGTATTTCCACAAGATCTTCAATCATTCTCAACAATGAAGCAAGATTAAATAATCGTCTTTATGTAACTGAGGATGCACATTTTAGTAAAAGTGTGCTCATCAAAGATAGTTTAACTGTTGAGAATGATATTGTAATTACTGATGATCTTACAGTTTCTGGTGGAACAATCACCGCAGGTAACGTTGCTACTAGTCTTCTTACCGGTAATACAACAACTGCCATTGACTTTGCCACTGCTCAAACATCAGGAGCATTAGTAATTGGTGGAACGGCACAAACTGGAACGATGACAATCAGTCGTTCAACAGTTACTCATACATTGAATATTGATGCTGGTGTTTCTCTTGCATCAGCAATTAAAACAATTAACTTTGGTACTGGTGGTGCTGCAAACTCATTCACGAGAATTAACATTGGTCCATCTGCAGGTGTTGGAACAGTTGGTATTAACACAGGAACTCTTGTTGGTGTAGGAACTTTATCTCCACAAGCAAACTTTGATGTTTGTGATCTTGCATCAACTCCATCAGTTTCACCAGTTATATTCATTCAACGTCCTAATAGTGTCGCACCAGCAAGTGTTGGAGTTACAAATGCGGAATTAAGAATTAAAGGACATTCTGCCAACCACAAGATTTATGTAGAAGATCAAAATGCAAATCCATTGTTTATAGTTGAAGGCGATGGTTCCGTTGGCATAGGAACCACAAATCCAACAGTATTATTGCAAGTTGGTGCTGCATCAACTCAAGCATTTGTCGTAAGACAAGTAGGAACTGCTGTTTCTGTTGGTATAGGAACCATAAATCCATCAGATAAATTAACAGTTTCTGGTAAAATACAGATACAACAAGACTCTGGTTCTAACAATAGACTTGTTCTTAGAGGGCAACCAGCATCTCTTTATCGTTGGAATATTGATAATTATGGTCCCGAAAATACTTTTAGAATTTTTAGAGAAGATGAATCAACTGCTGCAAATGGCGCAGTTGTTGTTGGCATCAATACTGCTAATAATGTTGGTATAGGATCCACAAACCCAACAGCAAAACTGTGGGTTAGTGGTGGAACAGCAACAACCGCGCCATTAAAAATAGCTCCTGGAACTAATTTAACAACTCCTGAAGCAGGTGCATTTGAATATGATGGAACACTTCTATATCATACTCAAAATGATATTACAAATGGTAATCAGAGAGCATTAATTCCTGAAATTCAATTCATCAGAAGAGCAAATCGAGTATCTATTTCTACTACTACATCACCAGGAACTTCTATATTTGATATTACTGCAAGACCTTCACTTTTATCTGGAAATTTCTATGAAGTTGAAGCTGTTCTGTTCCTCACAAAAACTACACTTGGAACTGTAACATTCCAAGCATCACTTTCTACTGGAACCTTTACTCAAATTGCACTTCAATCATATCAAAACTCACAAAATGCTCTGAATACTTCTAATGCTGCGTCTCCAGTTATCATATTTACCACAAGTTCATTAGCAAATGCTACTGATTATAATATAATCGTTAAAGGACTTGTTCAACCATCAGCAAACACAAGACTTAACCTTCTTGCATATAATAGTGCAGGATCAGTTGGATTCAATACCAACTCTTACCTAAAAGTAAGTTGTGTAGGAACTGCTTCTAGCATTGGAAACTTTGCTTAACTATTCATTGACAACAATTTGAAAATATCGTATAATATTTAAGTCTTCAACATCCTTGTAACTTTGGGAATGAAGACCCTCTCTGTGGTGGGAGAGGTGAGTTGGTGGTATAATGAGGAGGGTTTTATACCCTCCTTTTTTCTATTATAAATTATAGTAACTGCTTAAAAATCATGAATTTCGTAGTCTATAGTAAAAATGAATGTCCCTTTTGCTATAAAATTAAACAAGTATTAGAGTTGACAGGAAGCAACTTTGTGGTTTATAATTTGGGAGAACATTTTACCAGAGAAGAATTTTATTCTGAATTTGGTCAAGGTTCTACTTTTCCTCAAGTAATTTGTGATGATCAAAAACTTGGAGGATGTAATGACACAATTCAGTTTTTAAAAGAAAAAAAAGTTGTCTAATACGAACATAAATAATTCCAACCACAAAAATCGTGGTGTTGAATTCATTCTTAATGGAGGAAAAAGAAAGCAAACTCAACCATTCCATATTATCTTTGAAAGGATAGTTTGCTTTCTAAATCGGGAAGTTACTATCTATTTTGAATTTTCCTTAAAGTCAAGGAAGAAAAAAGTAGTTTCCCGGAGAAAAAGAAATGTTAGCAACTAGTTTAGTTTTCGGTTGTTTTTTAACCATCCTGTTTCTTATAGTGGGACTTGTAACTGGTTGGGTCGCTAGAGAATATATGATGAATTATCAGGATCGTCCAAAATTACATCCAGAATTTTTTGATGAAAAGGGCAACGTAATTCCTGATGAGGTTCTAGCGATTAGTTTTAATCCTGATTATTTTGATGATGAAGAACTTGAAGATGAAGAAGAATAACTAAATATTGTAAATGACTTTAGATTTTGATTTTTTATGACAACAACTACACAAAAAAAGACAACTAAAAAACCAAAAACAGTTGTCGTTAAAACAACTGACTCTGAAATTAAAGAGTTGCCTGTAAACCCATTTGCATTTGAAGTTCTTCAACTTGTTTCGAAACAAAGAACAAATGCAAAAAAGGTTGAGGTTTTAAAGAAATATGATCATGCTTCATTAAAAGCAATTTTTATTTGGAATTTTGATGAAAGTATAATTTCTGCACTTCCACCTGGAGAAGTTCCCTATGCAAGTGTTGGAGAACAGAATTCTTTCAGCGGAACAATGTCTGAAAAAATTACTGACGCTGTAGGTAAAATGAATGAAGTTGGAAGTAATTCTCTTGGATCTCAGGATCAAGGGTTTTCTTCAATTCGCAAAGAATACCAAAAGTTTTATAACTTTGTTAAAGGTGGCAATGATTCGTTAAGTTCTCTTCGTAGAGAAACAATGTTCATTAATATTCTTCAAGGTCTTCATCCTCTTGAAGCAGAAATTCTTTGCTTGGTAAAAGATAAAAAACTTGGAGAAAAGTATAAAATTACTAAAGAAATTATTTCAGAAGCATATCCAGATATTTCATGGGGAGGGCGTTCGTGAGTCAGGTTGTTGAAAAGACCCAAAATATAGAAAAGCATATGGACCATTGGACATCCGCAGAAAAAGAAACTTGTAAGTCACGTTATGGTTGCGACATTCTGATTGAAAATGGTTCCTACACTGATGTTTGCACTAAAGAAGCACCAAATGATGCTTATATCATAAAGTATCTTGTAGAAGATAAGATTTGTTTTGATCTTACCAGAGGAACAAGAACCCGACTGTTTGATATGTATTGGGATAAGTTTCGTGAGAATCTAAAGAGCATTGGATTCGGTTATGGAAGAATCAATCCAAAGTTGTGGGGATATAAATCACCCGAAAAGAAAAAGCGAAAGTGATTTCCCAGATCGGGGAAAAAATTTTTCGGCAAAATTTTGAGTTCTTAAGATTTTTAAAACTGTATCAGGAAATACACACAAAACTTTCTAAATACAGTGAATAGAGGTATAATATCCCTCTAACGTTCATCCTATGACTAAAGCACTTTTGCTTTTAGCATGGGTTCCACTTCTTTCTTTTTCTACGCCACAACTTGCCCAAACTAATCAAGTGATGATAAGTTGCGACGCAGCGTGGGAACTAATGGACATCGTTAAAAACGACGATGTAGTAGACCAAAGAAGAGAAGACCGATTGCTGTCAGAAC